GGACATCTATCTGCACGGCGCAGCGGGCCGCGAGTTCGGGCGGCACTTTCGCCTGCACGTGGCGAGCCCGGCCGAGGCGGTGCGCGCGCTGATCACGCTGCGCCCCGGTCTGCGCGCCCTGCTGCGGCGCGGCTACTGGCGCATGATCGTCGGCCCGCCGCATCTGGCGAACGCGATTGAGCTCCAGCATGTGAACATGCGCGCGGGCTCCCAGCCGCTGCACCTCGTGCCAGCGACCGGCGCGGCGGGTGGCGGCGGCATCGGCAAGGCGGTCGCGGGCGTTGCGCTGATCGGCGCGTCGATCGTCACGGCCGGGCTCGCCGCGCCTGCGGGCTTCGCCGCGTTCGGCACGCTCGAGGGCGCTGGCGCTGCGCTCGGGGCCAGCACGGGTTTCCTCGGGCTCACCTATGGCGGCATTGCGCTGGCGGGCGCGTCGATGGTGCTGGGCGGCATCTCGTCGTTGCTGACGCAACCGCCCGCGCAGACGCAAGCGACGCAGGCGACCGCGCAGGCACCGCCCGGCAATGCGCCGTCGTTCATGTTCAACGGCGTCACCAACAACAGCCAGCAGGGCGGCCCCGTGCCGCTGGTGTTCGGCACGCATCTGACCGGCTCGGTCGTCGTGTCGGCCTCGCTGATCGCCGAGGACATCGCAGTATGAGAAACGACGACGTCCACGTGCAGCGCATCGCCGACCCGCGTCGTCACATGCGGCGCGTGGCCGCCAAGGGCGACGGCAAGTCGGGCGGCGCGAACTCGGGCGGCACGACGACGCCGCATCAGGCGGTCGATGCGCCCGACACGCTGCGCTCGATCGCGACCGCGCGGATCATGGAAGTGTTGAGCGAGGGCGTCGTCGCCGGGATGCACACCGCAGCCGCCGGCGGGCCGTTCTGGAACTCGGTGTTTCTCGACAACACGCCGATCGCCGACCCGGCGGGCAACTTCCAGTTCAACATTTCGCAAGGGGATTTTCGCTACGGCTACCCGTCGCAGGACTGGATTCCAGGCTACTCGCAATCGGAAGCCGAGTTCACCGTGGGCGTGGATGCGATCTATGCCACGCCGATCGTGCGCGATCTCAGCGACACGAACATCACCAGCGTCCGCTACATGCTGACGATCCCGGCGCTGTGGTTTCAGGAGCAAAACGGCGACGTCAACGGGTCGTCGGTGGCCTACGCGTTCGACATCGACATCGACGGCGGCGGGTGGTGGAACGCCGTCACCGAGCGCATCACCGGCAAGTGCATGTCGCCCTATCAGCGCAGCGTGCGCGTCACGCTGCCCGCGCCGATCACCAACACGTGCCAGATCAGGATCGAGCGACTCGACTTCAACAACGTCACCAACGACAGCAACGATTTTACTTGGACGTCCTACACCGAGATTGTCGACGGCCAGCTCGCCTACGATGACACGTGCGTCGCCTCGATGGCGGTCGACGCCGAGCAATTCCCCAACGTGCCGCAGCGCGCCTACTGGCTCGACGGCATCATGGTCGAGCTGCCGACCAACTATAACCCTCGCACGCACGGCTACGATGGCGATTGGGATGGCAGCTTCTACGTCCAGTGGACCAACAACCCCGCGTGGATTCTCTATGCGCTGCTGACCAATGAGCGCTGGGGGCTCGGGCGCGACATCGATCCCAACTCGATCGACAAGTGGTCGTTTTACGACGCGGCGGTCTGGAACGATCAGGGCGTGCCCGACGGCTATGGCGGGACCGAGGTCATCTGGACGTGCAATTGCGTCATCAACACCGTGCAGGACGCGTGGCAGGTTCTGACCGCCGTCGCGTCGTCGATGATCGGCTCGCTCTACTTCGCCAACGGCACCGTCTATCTGGTGCAGGACCGGCAGGTCTACGCGCCGACCCGGCTGTTCTCGTCGAGCGACGTGGAGAGCGGGCTTTTCGACTACACCGGCACCGATTATCGATCGATGTATAACGCGGTGGCGGTGTCGTGGATCGACCCGTCGCAGCAATACACGCCCGCCGTCGAGCTGGTGCAGGACCCCGTCCTCGTCGCCCAGCAGGGCTATCGCGACACGACGTTGAACGCCTTCGGCTGCACGTCGCGCGGGCAGGCGCAGCGCATGGGGCGCTGGCTGATCTATACGTCGCAGTATGAGACCGAGGCGGTGTCGTTCTCGGTCGGGCTCGACAATTGCGATCTGCGACCGGGCGAGGTCATCGCGATCGCCGACCCGTCACGCGCGGGCGCCCGCATGGGCGGTCGACTGCTGGACGACGACGGAGCCGACACGATCACGCTCGACATGCCAGCGCCGACCGACGCGGGCGGCATCTACCAGATTCTGGTCACGGTGGGCTCGACGACCAATCCCACGCCGCCCTATGCGGGCGTGACGATCGTCGCGGTGACGCCAATCGCGTGGCTCGCGGGCGGCCAGGTTCAGGTCAGCGGCAAGACCGCCGACATGGTGGCGGGCTGCCAATACATCGCGCACTCGGGGCTGGTCGAGCCGACGTGGTGGCGCGTCGCCACGGTGACTGATGTCGGCGGCTCGAAATATACGATCCTCGCGACTCAGTTCACGCAGGAAAAGTTCGACTACATCCGCAACGGCACGCTGGTCGCGCCGCCATCGTTCTCGCTGATCCCGACCGGGCCGCTGCAGGGCCCGACCAACATCACCGACACCGAATATATCTACCTCGACGGCGCGGGCTGGCCGCAGTTCGGCGTCATCGTCTCGTGGACGCCCGCCAGCGATGCGCGCGTCGCCTACTACCAGATGGAGATGTCGGGGCCGAACGCCGATTATCGAATCTTCCGACAGGTCGTCGGCGTGCAGCAGGACGTGCCCCTGATGCGCCAAGGGCAATGGACCGTGACGATCCGCGCGTTCGACAACATCGGTCGGCGCAGCGCGCCGGTCGTCTACTCGTTCATTCCGACCGGCCTTCTCGCGCCGCCGCAAGCGCCGCTCGGGCTCTACCTGCAGCCACAGGGCGGCAACCTGACGACGGTCACGTGGATTCCCACGGGCGAGATCGACGTCGTCTACTACTGGCTGGTGTGGGCACCGCAGACCGACGGCTCGGCGACGTTCGATCGAGCGACGACATCGATCGCCCGCGTCGATCGCAACACGCTGCAGGTGTCGACGCCGACGCGCGCCGGGACCTACATGGTGAAGGCGATCGACTCGCTCGGGCAATTGAGCGCGTCCTATGCCGAGGCGATCCTGCTGCCGCAGCAAACGCAGACGTCTGTGTTTTTCAACGAGAACGAGGACCCGGCGTGGCTGGGCAATCTCGGCCCGAATTGGCATCACCATTTCAACGAGCTGTGGATACCGCCGCCCAGCGCGCCCGAGGCGGTGCCGCCCGGCGTATTCCCCGGCGAGCGCGGGCTGGCGCTCAATCAGACGCAGACGCGCGTCGCCGTCTACGACTTCGCCAACAGCTTCGATCTTGGCGTGCCGACGCTCGTCACCATGACCGGGATCGTCGACGGCTACGGCACGATGTTGGGCGTCACAATGGACAAATGGCAACCGCTCGCGAGCGCGCAGCCGCTGGCGCAGGGTGCCAACTATTCGATGTCGTCGTGGATACCGCTGGCGATGGCCCAGCCGCTCGCCATGGGCTCGAGCCGCAATTGGGATGGTCACATCGAATGTGCCATCAGTCAGGACGGCGCGATCTACGCGCCGTGGTTCGTGCTGAAATCGACGGTCATCACGGCGCGCTCGTTCATGTGGCGCATGGTGGGCTCGCTCTACGATCTGCAGACCACGATGGCGGTGCGCCATGCCGAGGTGCTGATCGAGGTCCCGCTGCGCAACGTGCAGGGCTCCGCGGTGGCGCTCGACGCCGTGACCGGACATCTGTCGGTGGTCTACGTCGCGCCGTTTCTCGTGACGCCGACCGTGCAGATCACTGCGCGCGACAGCGTGCCACCGGGCGGCAACATCCTGCTGACGGTGAGCGATCGAAATCACTTCGAAGTGCAGACGCGAGACGCCACCAACGCCGCGCACGGCGGCGGCGCGATCGACTATTTCGTTCAGGGGTACGGGGGCCATTCATGAGCCAATACGATTTCGGCATCATCGACCCCTATGTGATGGTTGGCGTCGAGCTGGCCGACGCGCTGAACCAGTGGCGCGACGCGATGTATTCCCTGCAGCGTGGCGGCGTGCGTCCGACGTTCGTCGTGCCGGGGCAGCTCTGGATCAATGACAGCGGCGGGGCCAATAACTGGCAGCTCATGTGGTACGTCTCGCCGACCGTGGGCGACGTGCCGCTGTTCTCGCTCAACACCACGACGGGCGCGGTGACGATCAGCGCCAGCCAGGGCGGCACGTTCAACGCCGCCGTGTTGCTCGCGCAGGCCGCCGCGAGCCCGAGCGTGCAGTGGAACGCCACCGGCAA